CGTTGTAAATTCCAATTCAATTTGAGTAAATCTGCTTAAATTTATAGCACCTGAAGGCTGTAACTCAGAATTATTCGAATTTAATCCAAAATTGTAACAATACAGTCCAGGTGGAGCATTGCCACTGGTTCGTGTATATTTTTCGATATAATTATAGATGCCTGCGGGCTGCATATTTTCTCTATAGGATCCATCTAACAAAATACCAAGAACAATGAGAATATATTTATCATTATCTGGTGTATAAGTAGGAGTGATTAACAGACCGGTTAATTTTCCATTTGTATTCACACCAGGACCAATTGCTACAGGCACTAAAGATCCGGACGAATCAGTTCTATAAACTGTATATGTTCCAGCAGAAGGAGCAGGTATGACATCTTGTGGTATATAATTATACGGCCAATTTGTATAATTAGACCATTCATTACGCAAATTGACATCACTACGTTGAAAATAAAATAACCAATTTGCGACCATACCCAAAGAATCTAATTGTATTTTATTAGCCCCAGTAACATTGTAAAATTTCTGCTCGTGTACTTGTTTGATTAGGTATGTTTTCTCTTCTAAAGCGAATACACGTTCTTCTTCATTTGATAAAAAACAATAAGTACAATTTAAATGAACATCAGCATTCCATAATGTTCTTTGATCTGAATAAGAATTAATATCTATAGCAATATCAGGTGGGGGTTGTAAAAAACGATAAAACTGCATGTACCACGTATTAAAATTAGGGGCAATATATGGGTAATTGAATGTGGAGTCAAATACATCACGAATTTGAAATAACTGATTAATAGGTCTTAATGTGATATTAATATGTAATTCGTTATATTGTAATGATGTAAGTGGAAATGCCATTTGGGATTTTAAGCCAAACCAATTATTTAATGGGACATATAGTATTCGTCCTCTTATAGACGGTTCAGATCCGGTGAAATCTTCATTGTAATATGCGTTAGGATATGAATTTACACGAGAACCAGCATTTGCAGGATCATTTATTTCTGGAACATTTCCAATCATTTCATTAAATAATATTTTTTTATCAGTATTAAAGTCTCTTTGAACCGCAGCCAATAAATAATCACCAGAATATTCTTGTAGAGTATAATTTCCACAAGTAATGCTAATTTTAGAAATCATTTTAGCTCCTAAATTATCAATCCATTTGAATTCATATGGAATCCACTGTCCAGTTTGTTTTGTATCATTTGCTGGATTTTGAGGAGGCATAATTGGACTCCAAATATTAGGAAGAGCAATAGAAAGATAACAATCCATTAATAAATCAGCATATCGTGGAATTTTAAATGTAAATGTAGATTCTTCTGATAAACGCAATGTTTTAGCACCTTCAAAATCAACACGAAATTTTTGTAGTCCAAAATTTGTGTATTGAGCGAAAGTAGATTTAAAAAATGTTTTAGAAGGATTACCATTTAAGATAATATTTTGTTGCCCTTGAGAAACTAATTGCATTAAACCGCCTGCCATAATTAATATATATATATTGTTATTATTTTAATTGTTTATTTCGTTTATATTATATTTATAGAGATATAACAAATACAATAAAATAATGTTTTAAAGATGTAATAAAATATTATGTTATTATAAATATATGTCTTCTAAAATTTCAGATCAAATAAATCAATCTTTGAATTCATTACAAAATATGAAAGATTCAACTGCCATAATGGCTATATCAGTTATTACTATTATGATTATTATTATAACAATTATAGTTTATTTTTATTACACAGGAACCATATTTTCAAATGGATTAAGACAAAGAGAATGTTCTAATATGGATGCGATATATGGAACCATAGATGGTAAATTAATGTCAATTGATATAAAAAATGCGGAATATCAGTATGCTTTAAGAGATTATTATATTAAATCAGCTTACAATGCTTGTTCTGGTGGTAAATATAAAAATGATTATGTAGACACATGTGTTTTAAAAGACTTAATCAAACAAGGTGTTAGAGGTTTAGATTTTGAAATATATTCAATTGATGATCAGCCAGTGGTTGCTACATCTACAAATGATAATTATTGTGTAAAAGAAACATTTAATTCTGTAAAATTTGGAGAGGTAATGAATATAATTAGAGATTATGCGTTTGCTAGTTCAACCGCTCCGAATCCATTGGATCCGATATTATTACATCTACGTATTAAGACATCAAATCAGAAAATGTATATAAACTTTGCAAAAATTTTAGAAGGATATAATTCAATTTTGTTAGATAAAAAATATAGTTTTGAATATTATGGTAAAAATTTAGGAACAGTTAAATTATCTGCTTTGTCAGGTAAGGTTATAATTATAGTAGATAGAATCAATACTTCATTTTTAGAATCTCAACAATTTTACGAATATGTAAATATGACAAGTAATTCTATTTTTATGCGAGCATTACATTATTATGATATAATGTATTCAGCAGATATGAATGAACTAATTGATTATAATAAATTAAATATGACGATTGGTATGCCTGATAAAGGATCAAATCCAGATAATCCAAGTTCATTAACAATGAGAGCATATGGGTGTCAATTACTCGCAATTAGGTATCAAACAGTAGATACTAATTTAGCAGAAAATAATGTATTTTTTGATGATCATGGTCACGCATTTGTGTTAAAGCCCGAGAAGCTGAGATATGTTCCTGAAACAATTCCAGCACCACCAGCACAAAACCCAGCTTTATCTTTTGCTACACGAGAAGTTAAATCAGATTTCTATAATTTTGAGATTTAAAATTATTGTGGATAAATTTGTGAATGTAAATATGAACAAAATAAAATAATAATAATATATAGATAATAGAATGAAAAATAAAAATCCAAATATGTGTAAAAATTTATCATTTGAAGATTGTGAATTAGCAATATTAAGACAAGCAGTTGATACAGCTGAAGAAAAACAAGGAAAATTAGTAGCTAATTCGCCTGAAATTAAACGTATAATAGGGATTGTAGAAAACTTTATTAGAAAAAAGCAATTAATTTGTTATGGAGGAACAGCAATTAATAATATTTTACCGAAACAAGATCAATTTTACAATAAAGATGTAGAAATACCAGATTATGATTTTTATAGTTGGAATGCGTTATCAAACGCAAAAGAATTAGTCGATATATTTATCCAAGAAGGGTTTGTTGAAGTTGAAGCAAAATCAGGTCAGCATCACGGAACATATAAAGTGTATGTTAATTTTATTCCGGTAGCCGATATATCATATATACCCAAAGAGTTATTTAATGCGATTAAAAAAGAATCAATAAGAGTAGCAGGTATTTTATACGCCCCTCCCAATTTATTACGAATGGGAATGTATTTAGAACTGTCAAGACCTGATGGCGATGTATCGCGTTGGGAAAAGGTATTAAAGCGACTTACTCTTTTAAATCAACATTATCCACTTAGTGCACAAGAATGCTCAGATATTGATTTTCAAAGAAAATTGACGTCTGAAAATGAAAGCAAAACAGATGAAATATATGAAACTATAAAAAATACTCTGATGGATCAAGGTGTTGTATTTTTTGGTGGCTATACGTTATCGCTATATTCACAATACATGCCTCAACAGTTAAGAAAACGACTTGAAAAGATTCCAGATTTTGATGTTTTATCCGAGGAACCGTTAATTACATCTCAAATAATAAAAGAAAGATTAGGTGATATTGGTGTTAAAAATGTAAAAATAATCAAACGTCCAGCAGTAGGTGAAATAATAGCACCCCATTATGAAATACGTGTAGGTTCTGATGTAGTAGCGTTTATTTATGAACCATTAGCGTGTCACAGTTATAACATAATAAAGCAAAATGGTTACGAAATAAAAGTTGCAACAATAGATACAATGTTGAGTTTTTTTTTAGCATTTTTATACGCAAATCGACCATATTATGATAAGGATCGTATATTATGTATGGCAAAATATTTATTTGAGGTACAAGAGAAGAACAGATTAGAACAGAAGGGACTATTAAAGAGATTCAGTATAAATTGTATGGGACATCAAGAGACAGTAGAAGAAATGCGTGCTGCAAAAACTGAAAAATTTGCGGAATTAAAAGACAAAAAAGGGACACCAGAATACGATGAATGGTTTTTGCGTTATAGACCGACAGATTCAAAAAGTGAAGAAGATGTAACAGATCGTTCAAAAAAGACAGAAACCAAAACAAAGTCAATGAAAATAACCCCAAAAAAGAAAAGAAAAAATAAGACAAAAAAGAAAAAGGGATTTTTTTTTTGAATTTTTAAAAATATTATAAACTATAATATTTTTTATTTAAATTGTTGAATTAATATGTTCTGTAATTATTTTATTCCACCATGAATAACAAGCATCACGAGTTAAATATATTTTTGCGAATTGATATGCGTTTTCAGCAATTTTTAATGCTTCACTATAATTATTTAAACACCATTGTGTTTTTTCAACTAAATCAGATAAATCTCGTTTCACAGGAATATAATGTTCCCATTCTTTTAAATATTCAAAAAAATATTCTTTATGTGGTCTATCTTGTAAAAGTAAAGGACGATGAGACCATAATAAGTGTTTTACTCTCCCTGAATATCCTTCGCCTTCTATATCAATTAAAATAGAATATGATTTTACTAAATCTGGTAATGATACAAAAGCTGATGCTTCATATTTATAATTTATATTTCTTTGAGATATATCCCAGTGCCATTTTCCCCATTTTTTAAAATCAAATAACTCTTTATTATTATAACCAATATCTAATAAAATGTCTCTATTTGGATGTGAAACTGAGCCAATCCATCCAACTTTATTTTGTTCGTGCTTTTGTAATCCGGAAGTATCTATATCTTTAATTAATTCATTATAATCATTAATTCCTACTCCTGGCCATGCATGAAAGTTAAAATCAGGAACTACTCTATAATAAGAATATATTTTACTATATGTATAAGCATTATTATCTAAACCAAATTCAGAATCTGTTACATATATTTTAATTTCCTTAAAATCAATCCAATTATATATTTTATCTGCTTCATTAACACACCAATATGTTGAATCGGAACGATCTCCCAGCCCGCCGAATTTATTAAATTCAAGTTTTCCATCTGTTTTTACTAAAGTAAAATAAGATTTACTCATATATTTAACAATAATTTTATATTTTTATTCGATTAACTTAAATCTTTTCCTAATTATAAATAATCGGTCTTTGTTGAAATTACTACGAAGTAAAAAAGATGAAATGATAAATAATGTAATGTTTAAACACAATATTTTTCCAATAAAAATAAATAAATATTTGTAATTAATTTATCAATATTTAGTTTATCATCTGTTGAATTACATATGATCTTATTCAAAACATATAAATTATGTATAATGTAAATAATAGTCTTATACATTTTTATAACCATATAATATTTAATAGAATTAATGATATTCCAATCATTCACATAACTACACATATTAGAGCTAAAATTGGTAGAAAAAAATGTATGAGTATCAATAATACCATCAATTACGCGATGTATGTTAGTTTTTTCATTTTTAATTGACATCCAGTTATTTAATTTTTGGCGATTGATAATATTTAAATTAATAATCTTAATATTTTTGATTGGTTTAAACATATATGGATATAAACCATCAATATATTTATCCTTGTAAAAAATAGATTTATCAATGACAAATGGAAGCGAACAAGATCTGCGAATAGTCTCGAATAGATCATCTATAGAGGAGTATTTTGATTTAATATATTGCTTACATTTAGCAACATCATAATAACTAACAAAAAATCTGCCATTAATATTATTTATAATATTACTAGGTAACTTTTGTTTTAAAAATGTAAATAGTTTATCAAATATATTGATGTTGTAATATTTTTTTACGTGATTATAAATATTCTTAGTTACAAAGTCAATACTATCAGATAAACTAACATTTGTAAAATAAAACAATGCAATAATAGATCCTATACTACATCCAGATATTCTATTAACCTTAAGAACCTTATTAGTTTCTAGTTTTTTAATGTAATTTAAAAATCCAAGCTGATAGCTACCGTTAAACATACCACCTTCAAAAATAATATCGACATTTAATGGTTTATACTTTATTTTAATATTTTGATTAATATATTGTTTTGGAATCTGATTAACAAGATTATTAATGTATGTTTGTAGCATTGTGTTTGTATTTTATTATAACAAAAATCTTATATTAAAACGAATAAAATGAAAACTTTATTAACATAGATAATTTTACAAAGAAATAGTTTTATTAATAACGAATAAAATATCATCATACCGTCCTTTAATATGACGTAAATCATAAATTTGAATGTATTTTTGATATTCATCTGGAACATTTTGTTTTAATATATCAATCCATTGAAAATCCTGAATATCTTCAATAATCATTATACCATTTTCTGATAATAATGGTAAATATTTAGTAATACAATCAATCATATTTTGTAAATTTCGTGGTCCATCATCTAATATCATATCAAATTTAATATTTTTATTTACGAATGAAGTTTGAATAAATGTATCATCGTAACCATTTGTATTTGTAAACAATGTAATAAAATGATCATTCAAAATAGATTTTTTTTTTATAAAATTTAAACTACAAGTATCCACAGCATATATTTGAGCAGTTTGAAAATAATCGCGCCATAACTGAATACTACCACCCCAAAAAATACCGATTTCTAATATATTTGAAGCAGTTTTTCGAATAGGAAACAAAAGTTCTTCATACGTATTAATATAAGAATGATGAGTGTTTTTATCAGTTAGATTATTATCAATCAAAGAGCTCATTGGTTTAATATGAGGTTTAATATAATTATTGAATAATATGTTGTCACCTAAATTATTAATAATATGGGTTATGTTATTTACTAATAAATACATAATGTAAGAAGCAGTTACTTCTTCATACACCTTATTATATTCTAAAATAGGACTATATGTTTTAATAACTCGTTTGTTACTAAAATGATTTCCTAACCACATTTCCCAGGTAAATCTACCATATCTTAAATATGTTTGGGTTAGTTGAGGCTTACTACAATATTTCTTAATATAACTGGACCGTGCCCACCAAAAATTATAATATCCAAATCCATTTAAACCAATGATTGCTGAAGAGACATCTATTTCTAAATTTTTTTCCATGACATCAATAATTTTTTCATATGTTTTAATATTATAATCAAATAAAAGTTGTCGGACTCTATGTTGATTTGACATCATACCTTTAGAATGAAAATATAGTATATATTCGTGTTCATTATCTGTAGATAATTCATATACAGTTTTTATCCCAGGATATTCAAATACATTTTCTAAAAATATATTCATTAAATATATTTTATTATATTTTTCAGATAATAATGATCTTAATTTTTTCAATTCTTGTTGTCCTGGAGTATCATCAATAATACTCATAAAAATTGTAGATATATCACATAACGAAGTCATACTATATAAACTACTCAATTGTTCCTCAATAATACTTTCCCATTTTCCAGGAATTAAATAAGCAAAATAAACAATTTTAATTTTCATATTATAAACATAAAATATAATATTCTATAATGAACTTATTTAAATAATTTATTTAGGATAATAAGTAACCGGCATTTTTAAAAAGAATACACCTAAAACAATAAAGACAATACTAAGATATTAATATATGTTTGTATTTTATTATAACAAAAATCTTATAATAAAACGAATTTAATTTTTAAAACCTGAAACCGATTTTGAGATAATACCAAAAAGGTTTCCTTTCATTTAATTTACATATTTCAGTATCTGTAAATACATCAACCCATGATAGATGTTTATGTTTGACAAGTGTATCTTTAATTTCTCCGCAATATGCGATAAACCCGAAAATTAATAATATATAAATCAATGAATATAAAAGATATTCTATTTTATTTATAATAATAAAATGTTCAGTCTTAATAGGAAACAGACGTATTTTATATGGATAATCTAATGTGATCCAAAATTTCATATAATTATCATAAATATTTTTATCATTTGTATCATGAATTTTATTACCTAGTTCTAAATAATAATTTTTGTTTATTTCAATAAAATAAATAGTAAAAATAATAAAAAGAACAGCAAACATAACTCTAAAATCGAGACGCGTTGTAATTAAAAAAATCATAAAATAAATAATTGTATAGATAAGTTTTTGAATAGGCGGTATAAATTCTAAGTCTCCGGTATTAGAAACCGATGTGACTAAAAAATAGAATAAAGAAAAGGCAATAACTATCAATACATGTTTATTTTTTTGCACAAAGTTCACTTGCTGACAAGTAAATAATCCTAAAACAGTGTTACTGAAAATGATCAAATAAAACACTGCAAATGATTTAATTAAATCAGCTTGACCAATTGATATTTCTTTAAAAAAATCAAAATTAACCATTTATAATATAATTATATAATTATACAATTATAGATAAAAAGTTTTTAAAATGTATTAAATTGCTTCATTGTTTTGGAGAGGGAATAATATGAAAATCCAAATAAAGCAGAAGCAAATATAAGACCATTTAAATTGTAATTACCATCAACGTGACATAAAAAGGGAATATATTTAAACAATGTTTTTTTAATAATAGGTAACTGAAACAAAAAAAATAAAATGCCTAATAGTAAGGGTGTTTGAAATTCATCATAAATAGAATCCAATGAATTTTGTATTCGTTCTTCTTGTTGATAACGATTAACGAACTGTTCGTGATCATTATCATTAATGTAGTCAACATTATTAGGAGGAGGAACATAATTAGGTTTGATATATACATCTTGAGTTAATGATTGAGTATTTTGAGAAATATCTCTACTTGGTAACGTAGTAGCACCAGATACGCTAGCTTGTTGAAGACCATTGACGATTTGGCTAATAGTAGATTGATCAAGAGATAATCCAGAACTAGGTTGCATTTGGGGTGGATTATTTTTTTCAGTAGCTACTAAAGATATATTATTACCACCACCCATAGGATCTGTTGGTAAATCATTAATACTCGTTGTATTATTTTCAGACATATATATATCTAAATATTCGAGTAAAAAAATATTTACGCAAAAGGAAAAATTTC